CCTATTTAGACATACCATTCTTTGAACACGATTTTGATAACATAGAACAGGTTACAAAGGAGGATGATGAAGTATACGGTGTTTATGGAGATCATGTTATCAGAACTAAACTAGAACCAGTAACATCTAAAGCTACTCAAATATTAGGTAAAGACGTTTGTGACTGGATAATGAATAACTATAAGTGGTATAACGAAAAATTTAGATACAGATGATAATTTGGTTAACTGGACAACCGGGTGCTGGTAAAACCACAATTGCCAAAGAACTATTAAAAGATAGATTCAAATCAGCATTTTTAATAGATGGTGACCAGATGAGAAAATTATTCAATAATAAAGACTATTCCGAAAAAGGTAGACGAGATAATATCGAGTTAGCTCAAAATATAGCTTACTACCTACATCAAAATAATAGAGATGTAATAGTAGCAATGGTTTCACCTTATAGAGACCAACGTGAAAATTTCAAACAAAAGGTTGGAAATAAATTAACAGAATATTATATTCACACTAGTGAGGTTAGAGGTAAAGAAAACTACCATACTAACTACGAACAACCGCTTACTAATTTTATTGCTATAGATACAACAAATAAAACAGCGTCAGAAATATGTAATATTTTCTTTTCTGACTATATTTATTAGTATAAAAACTATATACTATGTTAGGACTAATCATTTTATTTACAATTTTAATTGTAGCTGGAGTTTATATCTATAAAGCAGTAAAAGATGGTGATATAGATGAATTAGAAATTGACGTAGTAACTGAAGTAAAAAAAGAAGAAGCTGCTATACAAGCAGAAAAAGAAAGAATTGCTGCATCAATGAAAGCATTTGCAGACGAAACAAGAGAGGCTATGAGAATAGCTAAACAAGCAAGTAAACAAATCTAGTGCTTCTAACTAGATTCCTGCCTATTTATATGTATATATCTAAACACAAATAAAGTATTATGTCAGAACAAGCAACAATCACCCAAGAGGAGTTACAGTCATTAAAAGGTTTACGTAACGAAGCAGATCAATTCGTAATTAATTTAGGAGAAATCCAATTCCAAAAAGTGCTATTTGAAGCACAAGAACAGAAACTTAAAGAAGGTATTCTAGACCTAAAGACCAGAGAAAAAGCAATGGTAGATAGTCTAGTGGCTAAGTATGGAAATGTATCGATTGATATCGAGACAGGTAATATTAACTAAGTAGAAAGTTTTTAGGTTTTGCCATAAAGTGAACTATTTATTATTAAGAAACTAATTTACAAATATGAGCGAAACTTTAATATCTCCCGGGGTCTTTTTAAGAGAAAATGACCTATCTCAAATCACACAAGGCCCTATACAGGTTGGTGCAGCAATTGTAGGACCAACAGTACTTGGACCAGTTAACCTTCCAACCGTAGTTACTTCCTACAGTTCATTTAGATCTCAATTTGGAGCTCTATTTGTATCTGGGGGTAATAACTATGAATACCTAACCTCTATAGCAGCTTATAACTACTTCCAACAAGGCGGTACTACTTTACTTGTAACGAGAGTTGCATCAGGTAGTGGAGTTGTCGGTGGATGGACTTCAGCTACAGCATCTGTAACAAGCCCTACTGGTGTAGCATTCACACTTGCTACCTTAGGTCAAGGTACTGTAATGAATAATGACTTTAGTGCATCACTTGTTAACAGTAGCCTACTACCATCAGGTTCAGTTAGTAATATTAGATGGGAGATAACTGCAGCCAGTACAGGTTCTGGTCTATTCACTCTTACAATAAGAAGAGGTAATGATTATGAAAATAGTAAGACTGTATTAGAAACATGGGCTAATCTATCTCTAGATCCAAACCAGAATAACTATATCAGCTACGTAATTGGTGATCAAACACTTACTCCGACTCAAGATCCTACAGATAATAGTTACTATCTACAGACAAGTGGTTCATATGTAAATCAAAGTAATTACATAAGAGTAGCTTCTGTTTTACAGCCAACACCTAACTACTTCGATGCTACAGGTAACCCGCAAACTCAATACACCGGTTCAATTCCAACAGCAGGATCTGGTTCAGCAAATGGTAGCTTCGGTACAGCACTAGGAAGTAGCTTCCCAACTAACGCACCAATTAACCTTTACACAAATATACCTAGTACATCAGATGGTGGCGGTATAGGAGCAGCACCAACTACAGCTGCAAATAATATACAAGGTGTTTATCAGAATGATTACACTATTGCATTAAGCCTATTACAGAATAAAGATCAATACGATTACAAAACTGTATACGCTCCAGGCATCACTTTACAGGCTGCTTCTTCAGTAGCCGGTGCGTTATTAACACTAGCACAAAATAGAGGAACTACTATTGCAGTAGTAGATACAACAGTATTTGGTCAGAATATCTCAACTGCTAAAACACAAGCACAAACTCAAGATAACTCATACGGAGCTACATACTGGCCATGGGTACAACTAGCATCAAATGAAACTGGTAAACTATTCTTCTGTCCTGCATCTACAATCGTTCCTGCAGTATATGAATACAGTGATAAGATTTCAGCTGAATGGTTTGCACCTGCAGGTCTAACAAGAGGTGGTTTAACAACAGTTATTCAACCAGAAAGAAGACTAACAGTAGCACAACGTGATCTATTATATGCTTCTAAGGTTAACCCAATTGCAGTATTCCCAGGTCAAGGTACAGTAATCTACGGTCAAAAGACTTTACAAGCTAAAGCTTCTGCACTAGATAGAGTTAACGTAAGAAGATTATTAATCTCATTAAAACGTTATATAGGTGGTATTGCTAATACACTAGTATTCGAACAAAATACACAAACTACTCGTAACTCATTCTTAAACCAAGTTAACCCTTACCTACAATCAGTACAGCAAAAACAAGGTTTATATGCATTCAACGTAGTAATGGACGATACAAATAATACTCCATCGGTAATTGATAGAAATCAATTAGTAGGAGCTATCTACTTACAGCCTACTAAGACTGCAGAGTATATCCTATTAAACTTCAATATCTTACCTACTGGTGCAACATTTGGATCATAAGAAATAAAATAAAACAATGAATAATATAAAAATAAGAATACCTAAGAAACTATACGAATCTATTAAAGAGAAAGCTGTTCTAAGAGAAGAAGAAACTCTAAACGAGGATATACCTTCAAGTCAAGAACTTATGGGTATCATTGCAGGTATAAGCAGTCTTGGTCTAGGTGGTTTAGCTATCGCTAAGATACAAGATTACATTAAGAAAAAGAATCCTGAGCTTTATAAAAAACTAGAAGACACTCACGCTAATATGGATAAAGCATACAGAGGTGGTGTAGATGAATCTATTCAGAAAAAAAGCATCCGTAGAAAATAAGTTATAGTTTTTATTAACATAGGATATTTATATTAAATAAACATAACAATGGCAGTACTGTACAGACATATTAGGTTAGATAAAAACGAACCCTTCTATGTAGGTATAGGTAAAACTGAGGAACATGGTAATAACTGTAAATTAAAACAAAACTAAATATTAAAACATGAGCGTTTTAGACCCTAACGAAATATTTTTCACCGCTTTTGAACCTCAAGTACAGAATAGATTCATAATGTATATTGACGGTATACCTTCTTACTTAATCAAGAAAGCATCAGCACCAGGCTTTGATGCAGGTGAGATCACTCTAGATCATATCAACGTTTACCGTAAGTTAAAAGGTAAGGTTAAGTGGAATGATATGACCCTAGCTCTTTACAATCCAATCACACCTTCAGGTGCTCAAGCAGTAATGGAGTGGGTACGTCTATCACACGAATCTGTAACAGGTAGAGATGGTTATTCTGACTTCTACAAGAAAGATTTAACTTTAAACGTTTTAGGTCCAGTAGGTGATATAGTTGGTGAATGGATCATAAAAGGTGCATATGTTAAGACAGCTACATTCGGTCAATTTGACTGGGCAACAGCAGAGGCATTAGAAATCGATGTTACTCTAGCAATGGATTATGCGGTACTCAACTACTAAGGTCGTATATTAAATTTCTACTTCTTTTATAAAACCTGCCTATTTATTAATATAGGGAGGTTTTTTTATGGATTATAGAAAAGTATATGATGCAATTATCGTAAAATCTAGAAATAGAGAATTAACAGGTTATAAAGAAGTACACCACGTTATTCCGAAATGTTTAGGAGGGGCAGATAAGAAAGAAAATCTAGCAAAGCTAACAGCTAGAGAACATTTTATTTGTCACTGGCTATTATCTAGACTTTATCCAACAAATCGAAAATTAGCTTTTGCATTTTTTGCTATGTGTAACCAACACGGAAGTAATCAAGAACGGTACATACCGTCGAGCAGAGTATACGAGGAAGCTAGATCAAACTACAGTAAATTAGGTTTTGACGAAAATCACCGAAGTAAGATTAGTATCGCTCAACTAGGTAATACTAATAACAGTAGTAGAGTCTATAAAGGTATGAAATCAGATATGACTCTAGAAGGTAAACAGAAACTAGCAGAAGCAAGAAGACGTGATCAGACAGGTAAAATTGGAGATCAAGCTAAAGCTAGTAAAGGTTGGGCAGTATGTGAATATGAAGATGGAAGAAAAGTAGAAGCAGGAAGTGTAGTTCAACTAAGTATGTTAGTAAATATACCTCAATCAACAATCGCCTTTAGATTGAATAAANTTCCAGGTCTACTAAAAAAGGGGTATATGATTTACTATAAAGATAAAAGACATGAAAAAAAGATAGATTAAAAGCATTATTTTGTCTATTTATATATATAGATAAACACTTAAACAATTTATGACAACAGAAAAATTTAAACTACCAACAGAAACGGTAGAGTTACCATCTAAAGGGTTATTGTATCCAAAAGAATCACCTTTATCATCAGGTACTGTAGAAATGAAGTATATGACCGCTAGAGAGGAAGATATCCTTACTAACAGTAATTACATTAAAGACGGTACAGTACTAGACAAGTTATTACAGTCTCTAATCGTTACTCCAATCAACTTTGACGATCTACTTATTGGCGATAAAAACGCAATCTTAGTAGCTGCAAGGGTTTTAGGTTACGGTAAAGACTACACCTTTTCCTATGAAGGACAACAGGTATCTGTTGATTTATCCATATTAGAGAACAAAGCCGTAGACTATGATTTGTATAAATCAGGTCTTAATGACTTTACCTACACTCTACCTAAATCAGGTAACGTTGTGACCTTCAAGTTACTAACTCATGGTGATGAACAAAAGATAGAAAAAGAGATAAAAGGTCTTAAAAAGATTTCTCCTAATACTACTACCGATATCACAACACGGATGAAGTTTATGATTACATCAGTAAACGGTGATAGAGAACAAAAAGCAATACGTGAATTCGTAGATAACTACTTACTTGCCCCTGATTCAAGAGCTCTACGTCAATACTATAACTCTATCTCACCAGATTTAGACATGAAGTTTATACCGGATTCAGATAGCTACACAGGGGAGGGTGTAAATATACCAGTTACTATATCATTTTTTTGGCCTGACACCACAGCATAGAATCAATATATTCACTGAAATCCATGAGATAGTTTTTAATGGACAAGGAGGATATGATTGGGAGACAGTATACCAAATGCCTTTATGGTTACGTAGGTTTACATTTAATAAATTAAAAGAACACTACGATAAACAAAAAGAGATCCAGGATAAGCAGCAGAATATGTTAACTAATAAGAGTGAACCTAAACCAATTGCTCGACCTGCTGTAACACCTAATTATAAAACATCAACGAAGGCGCCTAAAAAATAGGCGCTTTCACTATTTATATTTATGAAACTTAATTATCTACCTAGACTTCTATTTGCAACATCTACACCGCCTCCTGGAGGATTAGACCCTAAAGCTGCTCGTGAGGTCGCAAAAGCATACAAAGAGTTAGAATCTGATGTGGATTACTTCTATACTTCACTTAAAAAAACTACGGAAGAAATAGCAAATCAAACTAGAGGAGTTAAAGCTTTTACAGCAGTATATAGTGAACTGTCTAAACAGGCCGATAAGTTAAAATATGATCAAGAAGATATAAGTAGGCTTTCTGAGAAAGATCTTAAAACAATAAAGAAAAAACTTGAACAGGGAGAAGCTGATTTAAAAAGAGCTGTTGAAATAAAAAAAGAAGCTAAAGATCAAGCAGATATTCGAATTAAAGATTTAAACAGAGAACTTGCTCTAAATAAAGAAATTGCTAATAGATTTTCTATACATAGCGAAGCTGAAAAGAAAGCTGCAGAAAAACAAATTGAACAGTTAGATCAAAGATTAGAAAAAGAACAGAAAATTGTAACTGCATATGAAGAGTCTGAAAAGTTTTTAACTGACCAAATAAATGGCTATCCGAAATTAATTAAAGCAGCACAAGACAGGTTAAAAGAAGAGGAAAAAATTAATAAGACGATGGGGCTATCTGGTGCAGCAGTAGATGGTATAGTAGGTGCACTAGGTAAGCTTGGTATTAGCGGTAAGTACTTTGAAGATGTAAAAGATAAAATGAGAGAGACTGCTAAAAGCGGCAGTAAGTGGAAAACAGCTATGACAGGTGTTAAAGGCATAGCCTCAGGAATAGGAGAAGCACTTGCAGACCCTCTTATAGAAATAACTCTTATAGTGAAAGCTGTTCAGTTTTGGTATGAGCTATCAATGGGTGTTGATAAGAATATAACAGCTATTGCAAAATCAACCGGTTTTACTAAAGATGCAACACAGGAACTCTATAAAAGTTACATAGGTCTACAGGAAACTTCCAAAAATATATACGTCAACACTAAAAATTTAGCAGAAGCAACCACTCAGTTAAATGAATCTTTCGGTACAACACTTGTTTTAAGTGATAAGCAGTTACTAGATCAAATTCAGATGACTAAGAATATGGGATTAACTGTTGAGGAAGCAAATAATCTTCAGGCAGCAGCACTGCAAAATGGTAAATCCGCAGAAGAATACAATGATACAATCTTAGATAGTGTAGCAAATCTATATAAACAGAGAGGTATTTTACTTGACGGTAAGAAAGTTTTACAAGATGTTGCAAAAGTAAGCGGTCAGATATCAGCTCTCTATAAAAATGACCCTAAGTTAATTGGCCAGGCAGTAGTACAGATGAAAGCTTTGGGATTATCCATAGAAGATGCTAAAAATCAAGCTAATTCTTTACTTGAATTTGAGAGTAGTATACAGGCCCAAACCGAAGCAGAGTTACTAACTGGAAAAACAATTAATCTAGATAAAGCTCGTTACCTTGCTTTACAGGGTGATATAGCAGGTGCTTCTAAAGAAGCGTTAAAAAACATTAAAAGTTTTGCTGAATTTAGCAGGATGGGGCCACTTGCTCAAGATCAAATGGCAAAATCAATAGGCTTAACTTCCGATAAGTTAGCAGAAAGTTTAAAGTATCAAGACAACATAAAAAAACTAAGTAAGCAAGATAAAGATATTCTAGATGAAAAAATTAAAAAACTAGAAGATTTAGGTGATATAGAGGGTGCAAATGCACTTAAAAGACAAATTGGAAATGGTAAAGATATTGCAGCAATAGTTTCACAAAAAGAGATTGCAGATAAATTTAATGCTATCTTAGAAAAGATGAAATCTATATTTGCAGATAAACTAGGTCCACCTCTAGTTAAAATATTAGATAAAATAGCAGATTGGTTACCTAATATTATATCTAGCGTTAAAATTCTTGCTGATATACTAAAGGTAGCTTTTCTACCTCTTACTGTAGCTTGGGATATGATTAAAGGTATAGGAGAAGCATTTTACGGTTTATGGAAATTTATTACCGGTGATTTTACAGGCGGTATTAAAATGATGGGAAAAGCTTTATACGATTACTTTATACAACCCTTTAAAGATATTTGGGGTGCTTTTAAAAGTTTAGGTTCAGATATAATTGGCTTATTTACAGGTAGTAAAGAAGAACCCAAGATTGCTGCACATGCTGATGGAGGTATTACAACCGGTCCACAAATCGGCATGATTGGTGAAGCTGGTCCAGAAGCTATTATACCTCTAAATTCACCTAAAGCCGGTAAAATGCTCGGAGGAGTAACAGGTGGTGGAGATATGACATCGGTTGTAAATGCTATTGTAGAACTGAGAACATCTATTAATGCTCTAGCTTCTAGACCTGTACAGATTCAAGTAGATGGCCAAACACTAGCTAACACAGTAGCTAAGAACGTACCAACGAGTTATGGTAACCTATTAAACCCGTCATCAAGAGTATACGGCGGATAAAAGATAACTAATTATGTTAATAGATCTACAGACTGATTTAAAAAGCTTAAGATTTGGTAGTGATAGACCGGGTGGAGGTGATAGCGGGCAACCTTTTATTCAAACTCCAATTCCTGATCAGGTACCACCTGTAAGTGCGGTTGGTGACCTTTATAATATATCTACAGTTGGACCAACTATTCCTATTCAGGGTCTAGCCGATACACAACGTATTGCACAGTTCTTAAAATCTCCTGCCGGTCAGATGTTTATTGAACGTCAACAGTATCTACAGTTAGCTAACCCGGATATACAATCAGGAAAAGAAGTAGCAATAGGTGGGCCTGTTGGACTTGGTTTTCTAGGTGCCACAAGAATTTACAATGGATCAAATACATTAGCCCAGGTATCGGTACAGGGATCAGGTTATCATTATGATAGACACGGATATACACCGGTTAATTCCTACAGATCTACATATGATTATGTAGTAACTCCTACTGAAGGTAATGATAATCCGCAGAGATTAGTTACTCTATACAATACAAAGATTGCTAATCTACAGAGTGGTACTACAGCCCAAGATGCTAATAAACTTAACATATCACCAAATCCAACTCTACTAATACAGTATGATGGTGGACCAAATTCGATAGGTGGTATTGGATCAACTGTAATACCTCGTTTCAGTAATACAGATTTACCTTACGGTCCTGCCGGTACAGGAATTGGAGCACCTATATTAGATGACAATAAAACAGCTTCCGGTAATTTATTCCGAAATTATAGTGATATCGCAAAAATCGCTGATGCTTCCGAAAACGGAAAAGGAGGTTATTATTATGATATTCAAACTTCTGGATCAAATCAACTTACCGGTAAGCTACCTACAAAAACAGATTCAACTACCTTACCCGAAGGGTCTACTATAGGCACTATTAATCCTGTTAACATATGGGATGCTTGGAATTACGATCAGATACGTTCTGTTAAAAATAAAAATACTGTAAACTCCATTCGAGAAGATTTTAGAGCACAGTTTTCAGGTAGTGTAGCATCAACACCAGGTTACGATGGTGCTAATAATATAGATGTTGCATATAATGTTGGAAGTCCAGGTAGTCGGCCAATGAATCAAAGAATTGATTACACTTCAAACTACGTACCAGGTCAAGACGGTATTAATATGTTAGATGTTATGGGTAAAGATCAAGATGCAACTACAGATTCAAGTGATCTTATAACATTTAGATTTGATACAATAGAGATAGAGAGTGAAGCTACTAGAAATACAAACCAAGGATACATAGGTGCTCAAGGTACTACAGCTCTAATCTTTAGAGCCTTCCTAACAGGTTTAACTGATAATCATTCTGCTGAATATTCTTCAGTTAAATATGTAGGTAGAGGTGATAAGTTTTATGCTTACGATGGTTTTACAAGAGCTATATCATTTAACTTTAAAATAGCTGCACAATCAAGAGCAGAAATGAGACCTCTGTATAGGAAGTTAAACTATTTAATCTCTCAACTGTATCCTGATTACCAAGCTTTTACTAGAGATAATGGATCAATACTTGGAAGTGGAATGATGAGATCACCTCTAATCAATATCACCATTGGTGATTATATTTCAGGTCAACCCGGTTTCTTAACTTCTATGAACATAACAGTACCCGATGATTCACCGTGGGATATCAACTTCGAAGGAGCAGATGATATGTACGAATTACCGCATGTCTTAGATGTAGCCTGTCAATTTACTCCAATTCATAACTTCTTACCTAGAAGATCTTGGGTACCGAAAGAAATGTATAAAGGTGAAAAACAAGCTGATTATGCTAATATTACACCGCTTATCACACCGAATAAAGGTGATAATGGTAATAACTTTGGTATCGGTAAAAACTCTCAAAAAAATCTAACCGGTAAATTTGCAGCACAAACATCTGCTGCATCTGCAGCTCCAATACAGACAACTCAAATTAATCTACAAACACCTCAAGTGCCCGGTTCAGTAACAGGGCAACCTATAAGATAACCTAATAATAGATGGCAAATAGATATCAACCTATATCAACAACAAAAAACCAAGAAGGTAGAAAGTACTAT